CCGGCACGTCCGCGGCCTCCATCCCCCACTCCCGGAGCATGAACCCCTGAACGGAGCCGAAGAACTTGATGCCGTCGATGTGCCCCTCGGGGTCCTGCATCTCGTTGGGCCGGTCGTGCAGGTCGGCGATCTCCGTGTCGTAGGCCACCCACTCCCGGTATCCGTTGGCATACTGCTTGAGGATCTGATCGATGGCGTCGCTGTCATATCCCTCGACGCCGCGCAGGGCCTCGAGGTCCCGGCGGGTGTAGCGCTTCCGGATGCACAGATCCCCGTCCTGAATCGTCCGGGCGCCGGCCGAGGGGTAGACGTCAAAGAAGTCAATGCGGTCGTACTCCTTGACGACCTTCTCCGTAACCGTAATCCGCGACATCATTGAGCCTTGGATGGGCTCCCATGCGAGAACTTGACGCCGGCGATAGATCGGACCTTCCATGAAGGCGGTGGGGTATGTGGCGAAATCCTCAATGAATTCCGACAGGCATTCATACCATTTGCCCTCGACGAGTTCGTCGTCTACGCTGTCCTCTATGGCGTCGGCGTCCTTTTTGGCCTGGGCCCGGATCTGTTTCAGGAGCTCGTCCTTGAACAGCTCGGCGGCCGCCCGGAAATCGTCCGGGTTGATGGCGTCGGCAGGAAGGACGGCCGGGTCGATGCCCGCCTGCATGGCCACGCGGCCGACGTAGTCCTGCACAAAGGCCTCTTGCGCCTTCTGCACGAGCTGGGGGGGAATGTCCGGGATCGGGGTGGGCTCGATGGAGTAGGGCCGCTCGCCCGAGGGAAGCATGATGTCCTTCAGCCAGGATTCCAGGGCCCGGCATTTGACGTCGGTGATCATCATGTAGATCGCCGTGCCGTTTGACTGCTTGATAAGCTGCTGGACGTCGGCCTCGTAGATGCCCTCGCGCTGTCTGAGGCACATGAGCATGCGCTGCATGACGGTTGACTTGGCATTGACGGCAGAAGTGAAGGCGCTCCTGATATGGGATGCCATGGCGGAGATGACCGGCCGGTTCTGCCGTTCCTCGAAAGCCCGCTGGGATTCGGCTTCCTTCTGGCGCTCGATGTCCTCGTTGGTCATGCGCCGGATCAGCGGCCGCTCGGCGTAGGTCCTACCCGTCTGTACGATGGGCTGCGCCTGCTCGGTTCCTCGAGGTATCAGTCCGCGGGTCGGCATTAAAACGCAAACCTCACTTTCTTCGCTGGCTTAACCGCAAACGGCATGGGAGCCGCCTGGATCGGCGCGAAGGTCAGGCAGAGCGCGTCCGCCTTGTTCGGCGAGCGCTTGATGAGTTCCTTGAAGGTGTCCTTGTCCATGACCCGGATAAACTTCTTGTCGATCTCGTAGCTCGCCGTATGGAGCTCCTCGAGAAGTTCCTCGTCCGGCGGCAGCATCGAACCCGTGTCCGTCCGCAGCCACTCCCTGCAGGCCCACCAGAGCTGATCGCGCAGGATCTTGAACTCGCCGATTTCCGTCGTTTCCGTGGGTTTCTCTTGGACCTTGACGCCGTGGGCGTTGCAGCGAAGCCGTCTCATGTGGGGTGCCACGCCGGCACCGACCCCGTTGGCATCGACGGCCACGGCCCGAAGAAGGCGCTGGTGATACAGCAGGGAGCCTTTGTCGCCCGTCTCGATGACGTCCACGCCTCCCCATCCTGTTTCGGTCGACGGCCTCTCGACGTACCCGCCATAGCGGAAAACGGCCTGGGAGAGGTCGTCGCCGAATTCCCCGATGTCGAAGCCCATGATTCCGGAGACGTCCTTCGGCGGGATCTCGCCGAATTTCGAGACGTAGAGGTCCCAGCGGGCCCGGGCGGCCGCGGTCCACTCGCGGGAAATGAGCTGGTTCGTGCCCTGCGCCGGGTACTGGCCGAGGACCATGTAGGAAAATGCGGGGTTGGTGATCTTGTACCAGCCGGGCTCGAGGGGCGCCAGGGACCTGCCCCGTTGGTCCCTGGACGTTGCCCCTGCGAGGAAGGAGGGAAGCTCGAAGCACTCGGAGGTTTCCCGAGGCTCTTTGTCATTGAGGCGCCGGCACCATTGGTTGATGCGGCGAACGGTCGTCTCGCGGTCCACGGCGCCGGGTATAATGTTCTCGCCTGTTCTGACGTTCGGATGGTTGAAGGCCGAGAGGTTCACCACATTCGCCAGGCCGTCGCGCTCCATGCGGTAGACGGGTCCGGACTCAGCCCGCGGGTTGAACATGACGAGCATCCGGAAATGGCCGCCGGACATACAGGACTCGATACCGGCGTAGACCTCGTCGGGGATCGCATCGCCCTCGTCGAGGATGAACAGCAGGTGAGGGGCGTGCTTGCCGCTGAACTTTGCCTGCCTGGTGGCCGAATCGCCGGAGGATGGGATGGTTACGCCCGTGAGAAACGATCGGGGCCCACGCTCGAGGTGGAGCACGTTCTGCTTGAATTCTGAGAAGGTGCCAGGGAATTTGTTTACGATGCTGCCGATTTCACCCCAAAGCAGCTTTTTCAGGTTGTCCTCGGGGGGAGCGGCGGCCGTGTAGACCTGGGAATCGGGGAAGCACTTGATGAACCACGCGGCCACCCGGGCTGCAGCGTGCGTCTTTCCGACGGCGTTTGGGGATTTGGCGATCGTGACGGGGTTGTCCCTCACGGACTCCATCATCTTCTTGACGTCGTCCGTGTAGGTCTCGCCGAAGGTAGCCTCGCAAAAACCTACCGGGTCGCCCTGGTAGGCCTCGAAGCTCGCCGATTTCTTCAGCGCGTTCTCAATCACGCTTGGAGGAAATAAGGCGACCAAGTTCTGCGCGTACTGCCTCGCTAAGTCCTGGGGGCAGTCCGGTGAGGATTGCATTCAGCGTTCCCTCGTCAAACGAGATCTTCTTGGTTTCGGCCGGGTACATATCCAAAAGCTTCTGTGCGTCCATCCTGGCCTTCTGCCGCGTGCCCCAATTCACCATGTCCACGGCAACCAGGGTCTTTTCTCCCGTGGCCCCCAGCACGCGAGCAGGGCCCTTCAAGAGCCTGCGGATCTTCTTCAGCGATTCATCATTCACCCCCTCGGCTGCAGCCGTCATAATGATTTCCTCAAGGCTGTGATAGCGGCCATCGATGCTGATGATCTTTGTCTCTTGCGCCTTGAGTTCGCGCTTCAGGCCCCGAGCAAGGGCCTCCGCAGAGATCCCCTGTGACTCGAGGACCTGTCGCACGTTGATCGTTGTCGAACCGTTCAATTCTTCGACTGTAACTGGCATGGATAAGTCGGTAACATGATTGGAAAAATCTTGTCAAAGTAGCAATGTAGGTAGCATCAGGAGTGTGGCATCAGGACGGTGTCACTAGGAATGTAGCAAAATAAACTTTTTTTATTTTTTTCAAAATTCTTCGCCTTTGGAAGATTTCAAGCCAATCCAAGCCCTTAGACGCGAAGGAAAGTGATAGACATTTCTCTTTGGGGGCTTACCCTGCTTCATGTAGAAGATCACGCCGGCAGCCTGTAGCTCTGCTTTTCTCCTCATGGCCGTCCAGCGTGAGCATCCGAGCGTCGCGCAGATTGATGACCATCCTCGTGCTGCTTTTTCAACTCCGAGCATACTGTCAGTCATTCTTCATTCCCTCCCTTGATCTCGATCCCCGGCACCTCACGTTCCGGCCTCTCCATGCGCTCAATTCTCTCCATCCACGCGTTCCCGAGCGAGACGATCGGGTAGGTGATGGCGACGTAGAGGCTGCACAGGGCACGCTCGAGACGGTTAAGTACGGTCATGCTCCCTCCTGGGCTAGTGGTTAATCGCAGTAGACTTTTGGTTGTGGTACTGGCCTACCGATACCGGCGATCATTTCCTTGACCGTCCTCTTCGGCGCGTTGAGGTCGAACAGGTTGACCCGTTCGAATCCCTTTTCTTTTGCCTGGAACAGGGTCATGTACTGAGCCGCGGGGATCTGTTTGCATCGCCCGCACGGTGCTGAGTGTGTAATGGGGATCGCATACATGGGCAGCCTCTTCTGCAGCACCAGCCATCCGCCTTCGCAGTCAGGGCAGTTGACGGACTCGCGGTGTGCCCTCTTGTCTGGATTGGCCTGTAACCATGCGTTGTATAATGCCCACATGGTAGCAGGCAGGTTTGACGGCTTGTTGTCGTTCTCCTTAAAAATACGTGATTTTATCCACTCCAACGCCTCGTCGGGGATGTTACGCACCTCATCGAACCACAGGTCCATCGTGTTGTCGTTCGGTCGTTTTCGCTCGAAGTAATCAAACACGTCGGTTACGAAATCTAGGAATCTTACTTGAACCATTTCGATCCTCCGCATTGCTCC